TAGAGGAACTACTCATTCACAGCCCCTCCAGATCCAACAACAGTCCCATGATCCAGAGCCTTCATGGGACCCACCTTCGAGCAAACGTGTTCCTGCTGCGGAGCGGGGTCTTGCTGGGTGGGAACTGACCCTCAGCTTTCAGCTTCCGGCGCTTGGCCTTGGCGATTGCAGAGGCATCCGCACGGGTCTTGATCTTGTGGTGAGGCGTGCAGAGCGTTTCGCAGTTCCAGTCAGCATCCCGGCCGCCGAGTTCCAGGGCCACGATGTGATCGACCTGCAAGGCTTCGGTCGGCGTTTCGCAGAAGGGGCGGACGCACTTGCCGTTGTCGCGGGCGATGATCTTGGCGCGCCTGGCAGGGGTCATACGCCGGGCGTCGATCTCCACGGGTTCGCGGGTGAGGCTCACGCGACCAGACGAGCGGGGCTGCTAACCCCGCCCGCTCCCTGGCTGACAATTGCTTGCGCCCAGCCCAGCACGTCATCCTTGGACGCCTGGAAGCGTTCCTTGCCCATCGCCTTCAGCGACTGGCTCAGGGGCGTGTAGACGGTCACCACGGTCCCCCGGAGCACCGTCAGGCACTCCGGCGGCAGGTGGCGCTTCAGGGTGACCGTCAGGCGCTCGGCCTCGGCCTTGCTGGCGCAGACGGTCGTGTCGGTGTCACAGTGGCCCGTCTCGATCAGCCCGGACTTTCTGAAGCTGTCGAAGGTCGGCCAGCGAGCGTTGAGGTGCTCGGGCAGCGTGTCGAACAAATCGCCCAGCGCGGCGAAGAAGTGGTCGTGCGATTTCCGCGACCGCTCCTCCACGCGGGCCATGGTCACAACCTCGCCCTGGCCGAAGTGCTCATCGCACACGGCCCGCTGGCGACGGTCGGAGACGAACACTCCTTCGCCGCTGTAGGTCATCTGGATAGGCGGGACCGCGGCCATGGCTAGGCGGCCTTCCGCTCGTACAGCGCGCGAAGCTGGGCCACCTTCGCGTCAAGCTCGGCGAGGAAGGTGGACACCTCGCGCTCAAGCTCGGCGATGTGGTCGTTGTCGCGGTGAACCCGCTGGACGAACAACTGCATCTCGGCCGGCAGGCGGGGGTCGAAGCTGGCGAAGTCGCACCAGGCGCGGTCGGCGCACGCCATCTGCCACTGCATCTGGACGACGTATTTCGGGTCGATGATGCCGCCGGTCAGCGTCTCGATATGGGTCGCGGTGTTCGGGCACTTGATCTCGATCATGCCAACGTCGCCGACAAGGCCATCAGGGCTGGCGCCGGTCATCTCGATCCTGGGATGCTGGACGAACCCGACCTCCACCACATCGACGTCGTAGAGGAAGCAGTAGGCGTCGCGGGCTTGGGGCTCGGTTTCAGATCCCCAGCGCATGGCATCGTTCTGGTAGCGCTCGGCCGGCGCTCCGGTCAGACGCTCGGCCACCAGTTCGGCCATGTAGTTGGCCCGGCTGGCGCTGGGGCCGCTCTTGGTCTTGGCGACCACGTCACGCACGCGCGAGGCGGTGACCCGGCCCAGGCGGGCGGCTAGCCACTCCTGCGAGCCTTGGATGAGGGCTTCGGTCACTTCTGCACCCGCTTGGCTTCGAGGGCTTTGCGCGCGAAGTCGAAGCGCTTGGCAGGAAGGTGGGCCAGGGTGTCCACCTTGAGGAAATTGAGGAAGCGGTCACGGTCGGCGTTGACCTCTTCCATCAACCCGACGAGGTCACCGACCTGTTGATCGCTGATCCAGAAATTCGGATCGGCGTTGTGCCCGTCGTCGTCGCGATCGTTGGGCGCCCGGCTGGTGATGTTGAGCAACGCCATGGCGGTGTACCGCTTCCCGTAGGAGGTGGACGAACCCACGGCTTGCACGGCGTTCTTGCTGCCTGAGCTGTCGTGCATCAGGGTCAGGGTCGTTTCTTCCTGATGCCCGTCGCGATGGCTCAGGACGCCGGTGACGTCGATCTTGCCGTCTTGGGCCAGGCCGATGCGGAACGACAGTGCGAACCCGTACTCGTGCAGTAGCGGCCGGATGGCGTCGTTTATGTCCTCCCACAGGGCATAGGGCGTAGAGTGCCCTTCGTGGACGCCCGGTTTTGCTGGAACGATGATGCGGCCCTTCCGGTCGATCACCGGCAGCTTGGGCTGCATTTCGGCCAGGGCCGATGTGAACGACGCCTTGGCCTGCTGCGCCGTGATCCGCTCGTACATGCCGAGCAAGCGTTCCAGCTTGTCCACGTCAGTGTTGGGGTCGGCAGCGGCGCGGCTGATAACCTCCATGAGGGTCCCGCCGGCGACAGTGACGACTTCGCCCTGCGCTTGCTGGGGGGTAAGGTTTCGGGCTTCACTCATGCTGCAATCCTTTCCGGGTTGTGCCGCCAGATGGTCCGAAGGCCCCGAGTGGTGATCTGGACGATGCGGGAGCCGGGCCAGCGGTCGCCGTGCTCCTGAGCCCACGCGAGGGCGGTCTTGCGGTCGCGCATCGGGGCTTGCACCAAGGGCACGTCGTAGGCGGTCAGGGCTACATAGGTGCTCATGACGGCCACCCGGTGCGGATCAGCGCAGCGGCGAATAGGGCCAGGGCGAGGATGTGGAACACGCGGCCAGCTACGGTTGCCCAGGCGTGGGGGTTGGGGGTCATGACGGGGCTCCGGCTAGGCCGCAGTAGCCGTGCGCCGAATAGCGCTCCTCCAGTTGTCCGATTGCGGTCACGCCGGGGATGGCAGGTTCGTTCGTCGCGCGGTCGACCATGACCGTCTGTCGCCGCCACGCCATGCAGGCAGAGCCGATGCAGCGTGCCTGATCAGCTATGAAAGGCGCCGACTGGCTATTGATGGCGATGCGGTTGAATGTGGTCTGGGGTTCGTTCACAGCCGGAACACCCTCGTCGGCATGCGAGGCGACCTTCATCCGCGCGAACGGACACCACTTCGTCTTGGCTTCGTCTTCGGTCATGTCCGCTCCTGTTGGGTGAGGGCCAGCGAGCCTTCCAACTGCCTGCGCAGGAGGACGGAGCCGAAGTTGACGACCTGGGCGCCCCTCGCTTCAGGGAGTTCGCAACCGAGGTCGGCGAGGCCTTGCAGCAGCGCCGTGCAGCGAGCCGCGTTGGTCTCGGTCATGAAGGTCCGGTACAGCCGGCCAGCGATGAGGACGCGGGTTCCGTCTTGCTCGATGGGAGAGGTCATCGCGCACCGGCCTTGGCGAGGGCGGGGTCGGTTATCTCCAAGATCACCGCAGCCCGCTGCCGGATCCATTGAGCGCCATCAAGCAGGCCATCGTCGGTGACGATCAGGCGCGTCTTCTTGAGGCCGCAACTGTACCCGTAGTTGAAGGCTCCAACCGCGAGGTCGAGCATGGCCTGCTCAAGGCGCTGGTCGTTAGTGGGCAGGGCCCCACGGGGTTCTATCGGGTCGGGTTTCTGACTGGCTGAGCCCCTGTCACCACTCTTAGGGGAGGTCATGACTAGCACTCCCGATCGAAGTCGGCCCATTCCTGGGCTTCGTCGGGTTGGCCGTCGTCGTCGTGCTCCTCCGACTTCCAAAGGGTCGCGTAGCACTCAGGGCAGTAGCCGTAGGCGCCGTAGCCGCCACCAGCCAAGCCAAAGCCTACCTCCTCCTCGGGTCGGGAACAGTCGGCGGCGTGCTCCTGGGGAGTGAACTTGCTGTGCGAGACATGGATGATCGTATCGGTCATCACGCCACCTCCTCTTGAGCGGTTGGCCCGACCATCCAGCCGGGCGGGCGGGGGATCTCAGCCCCTTGCGGTCGCCACAGGTGCAGGCAGTTCGGGTGAAAGCTGATGTGATCGGTCGGCGGGACGTGCAGTTGCATCGCCGTCTCGTCGTCGCGGAAGAACAGGCGCTTGACCTGCTCCATCTCGTCCCATGTCGGGCATCGGTCGGGCAGGCTGACGCTCACGTGGTCCCAGCCTTCGCCACTGCTGGCGATGACCTTCAGCGCACGCTTGAACTTGACCCCGTTCAGGATGAACATCCCGCACGTGTCGTCGCCCTCGGCGCCATAGTGCGCGCGCTCCATGTCGCGGCGGCGGTAGATTTCGAGGAGGGCCAGCGAACGCATCACGCGGGCATTCGCTCATCGCCGTCATCCAGCCGAGGCCCGTCACTCGGTGTCCCTCCAGGCCCGTAGGTCGCGTCTAGGTAGGCTCCGAACTCAGCGTTCAGACGACGGGCGACCTTGGCGAACTCGGGCTCGTTCCAGCGGATCGGGGCGGGCTTGTCGGCGTCGAAGGGCATCACGCACCTGCCTTCGACCAATCGACTTCACCAGTGGCGAGATAGGCGGCGACAGCGTCAGCGGCTTCCGCAGGAGCGAAGTCGAGATCAAGCCAGCCCTTGGGGTAGAACAGGCGCTCGGCCTCCGCCGAGGTCAGGCCGAGAAGCCTCATCGCCAGCTCGTCGGTTAAACCGTCGATGGAGTAGGTCGGGCGAAATAGGACGACTGTCCAGCCAGCCACGCAGGCAGCGGTACCGCACTCCTGCGCGCGCGCTCCAGCAGGTAGGTCGATGTTCCCGCCGCTGAAGAACGTATCCATCTTCAGCCGCTCAGCCGGCAGTCCCCGCAGGAAGTCGGCCAGATACTTCAGTCGCTCCTTCGGGTCGGTAATCGTCTTGGGGTCGATCTTGGCGGGAGCGAAGTCGGCGGAATCAAACGGCATGATTTTCTCCTTCGTGGGCACGGCGGCCAGCGGCGGTCCGGTTATTGGCGAGGGTGCAGGAGCGGCAGCGCCGGGCGCCGCTGGCCCGCCGATAGGTGTTATCGGGCGTGTAGGCATGGCCTCGGGGGCAGTGCGTCTTGCGAGCGTGCTGAGCTGACGGGCTCTCGCCGCGCAGTATGTTCTCGCGTTGGGTGACGGGCTCTAGATGGGCCGGGTTGCAGCACGCGCGGTTGCGGCACAGGTGATCGACCTGCAGGGCAGGCGCGATGGGCCCGAGGCTTTCTTCAAGCAGGACCCTGTGCACGGGATAGACGCGCCAATCATAGATGGCCTTCGCGTAGCCTTGGCTGCTCTTAGCGCCCGTCCAGATCCAGCAGCCCGTCACCTGGTCGGAAACGATGCGCTTATGGAGACTGGCGATCCAACGCTGGCGGTTGCGGGCCATCTGCGGTCTCTCATCGGGGTGTTCGATGAGGAGACTGTGCACGCACGCACGAACGCGGTCAATAGAAATGTGCACGTCCGCACATTCCGGCTCAAAAAAAGGGAGGCCAGGTCAGCCGGTCTTGGCTAGGCTCCGCTGCAATTCCTCAAGGAGCGCGCGCCGATATTCGGGGGACTTGCCCATCAAATCGTCGGCCACCTTCTGCAGCTCTTCCTCTGTCGGAGCCGGCGATGGTGGCGCCTGTGCTGCAATGGCCGCGGCTCGCAAGGCCATGGGTATTGAGGTGTTGGAGGCCGCTTCCAGGGCCAGGAGCGCAGGGAAGCCTAGGGTGTTCTCCATCTTGAGCGCGCGAGAGATCGTGGTGTGCTTCAAGCCGCCGGCCATCTCGCCCATCTTCACCAGCTTCCAGCCCGTGCGGATTTGAACCGCCTCCAGGTAGAGGGCGATCTGGCGCCGGTACTCTGCGACCGCTGCGGATTTGGGCTGCGAAGCCATCGACCAGAGTAGTGCACGGAATTGTGCGGGGGCGCTCTGAGCGAGTGCGCACAAGGCAATGGTTGACTTCTGTGCGCGTGTGCACATACTGGCCCCATGAGCATCGCGCCCGAAGTCATCGAGCTTGAACAGCTGGCCCAACGGGTTGCCGTCCCAATGTCCGTCGCGCTCAAGCGCGCTGGCGTGGCCAGCACCACCTACTGGCGCTGGCGTCATGAGGGGAAGGAGCCGCTGACGGGGACCATTCGCAAGGTCCGCGCGGCCATCAACGAGATTTCGGCGGACCGCGCCGCATGACCTATTCCGGGGGGATCGAAGCCATGAACACCGGCAGCGCCTCCCGCATCCACGCGAGCGCTTGCTGCTGGACCGCTGAGACGGCAGCGCGATCCTCTTGGGGCTGCGACGGGAAGAGCATCTTCACGCTGTTCTCGGTCGATAGGAGCGCCGTCCACTCCTTTACGAACTTCCGTCCCTTGCGCGGTCCCAGCGCTCGGATGAGCGCTTGGGCGCCGGTTCGTACGATCACCAACTCCGCTGAAGGGGGAGGCAGTTGCGCCTCCGGCTCGGTTACTCGCGCTTGCACTGCCACAACCCCACCCGAACTGCGTCCCAGCGCTACAGGGAACGCCCGAAGCGGGAGTATGGCAAGCGCAACCGTGAGGGGTAAAGTATACCGGCGGTTTACCAACCACCAGTTGGGTCGGGTAGCCGACGCGGGGAGGGCCTGACATGGACCTCCTGCTCGCATTCGCCATCAGCTCAGCCGCCTTCCTGATCTCTATTGGGATCTGGGGCTTGTTCCTGATCCTGGGGGACAAGTAGTGGCCCGCATCGAGCACATCGGCGATGCGGTTCTCCATCTGGGCGACTGCCGGGACATCCTGCCGACGCTCGGGCCGGTCGATGCCGTGGTGACCGATCCGCCGTACGGGATTGGGTGGAAGCCTCGCGTCACCCACCAAGACCAGCCGTGGCGTGACGTGATCGACTTCGACATTCTGGCCGTCATCGTGGGCCGCTACAACATAGTTTGGGGCGGCCAGTATTTCGCCGACCGCCTGCCGCTCGCCGAAGGTTGGCTGACATGGTGCAAGCGCCCAGTCGGTGGCGGCTTGGATTTCGCCAACGACGCGCGCAGCTATGCCACTACGGAGATGGCTTGGCGCGACTTTGGCAAGTCGGCATTCATGGTTCACGTGTGGGACGGCGGGATGCGCGCCGGTCACGCCGACAATCGGACGTTCTGCCATCCGTCGCAGAAGCCCATCGAGGTTATGGCGTGGTGTGTCGGGCAACTGCCAGCCGACGCTGAGAAGGTTCTCGACCCCTTCATGGGTTCCGGAACAACCGGGGTCGCCTGCGCCAATCTGGGCCGCAAGTTCATCGGCGTTGAACGCGAGCCGACCTACTTCGACATCGCCTGCCGCCGCATCGAGGAAGCCTACCGCCAGCCCCGGCTGTTCGCTGAGCCCGAGCCTAAGCCCGTCCAGCAGTCTCTCCTGGGGGCGGCATGACATCACCCTTCTCCAATTCGCGCCGCGCCTACCCCAGCGCCAAGCGCGAGAGCCGATCGAGCGTGGTTCTCCCAGGCGCTCGGTCGGCTCGCTCTATCCCGCGCGGCGAACTTGACGGCGCATCGCCACAAGCTCGCCCGAACGTCTTCCTCTTGGCCCGCCATAGCTTCCAGGCAGCGGCGAGCCTGTGTCAGTCCGTCGTCCCGCTCCTCCATGATCGCCCTCCGTGCAGGCCTCAACCATGAGCCTCACAGCGGACGGAATCATGAGCCTCGACGGGCAGATCTTGCCTTTCTCCCGAGACCTTCGGGAGGCCCTTGCGATCTATGCGCGCCGTACATGGCCGGTGAACACGAGCGGGCACGCGGCCAAGGCATGGGGCGTTCCGAAGTCCACCGCGGCGAACCTTCTGAAGGGCCATGCCAGCGATGCGACCGTGACGAAGATCATTCGCGCCGGCGGTTGGGCGCTCGCGCTCCCGGTGATCGGCGCAGTGATCGGTGAGCCGGTCCACACGTTCTTCCGAGAGCAAATGCGCCAGGCCGCCAAGGAAGCCGACCGTGCCCGACAACATGAAGAACTTGCCCAGGCCGCCTACCGGCGTCTGGCGGCTGATCCTCCTGGCGCTCGCGAAGGTGGGCGGAAGGGGCGCGGCGCTGGAGCGGTGGGCTCTGCGGAAGCTGGGCGTCTGGCCTGACTGACTAACGGTGTTCCCTGCCGACCGTAGATGGGCAGGGGGGAGTAAGGGGAGGGTACAGTGCTCAGAGCGCTTCGACGCTACGTGGTCCGCGCCCGCTTCAATGCGATGGTCAAGGACTTTGACGACAGGATCAAGGCCGCCCGCGCCGCTCACCAGCCCGTGGAGCACCTGAAGAAGGCGAAATCGGCCTTCGTGCATCACGCCTTGGAGCGGCGGGGGTGATCCTCACGCTTCCCTATCCGCCGACTGCGAACAACCTGTTCCTCAACGTCCCCAAGGGTCGCGTGAAGTCGCTGACCTATCGGGCGTGGATCGAACGCGCCCTGTGGGAGCTGAAGGCCCAGAAGCCCCAGCACGTCCCTGGCGCCTACCGCCTGACCATCACAGCCGTCCGGCCGGACAACCGAGCCCGTGACCTCGACAACTTGGTCAAACCAATCTCCGACACGCTGAAGAAGGCCGGCATCATCGAGGACGACGCCAAGGCGGTGTCGATCTACGTCGCTTGGTCTGTCTCCCCGCCGGTAAAGGGCGGCGAGATCCGTCTGTCCGTAGAGCCAGCCTCGCCCGAACCGCAGGCGGTGGCCGCATGAAGGGCGACTCCTACGGCCGACGCTACACCGAACACAAGCCAGTCAGCGCCCGCTTCCTGGCAGACGAACACGCCCCTGTGCTGACGGACCACGACCGGCATTTGCGCCTGGTCCTGGCCGCGTCGCCGCGGGGTTTCACATGGCTAGTCAGGGGAACCAAATGAGCGTCGCAGCCATCCCATCACCGAACGTCACCATCAACATCAGCGCCACGGTGCAGAATGTTTCGGCCGCGCTGGGCTTTCCTGGCGACTACGACCCGAAGCTGTTCTCGGTGCGGTTCATCAAGATGCGCGGGAAGACAGGCCCGAGCATGATGGAGATTGCCAGGCAGGTCGCCCATGCGCATGGCGTCAAGCTCGAAGAGATGCTTGGCGATCGGCGCCACGCCTACCTGATCCCGGCCAGGCAGGAGGCCATGTACCACATGGTCCAGGAAGACCGTTGGTCTCTGCCGCACATCGGGCGGTTCTTCGGTCGTGACCATACGACCGTCATGTGGGGCCACGCTCGCCACGCCCGCAGGCTCCTGGGGATCACGAAAGCCCAGCGTGTCGCAGGTATCTCGCGGTTCGCGCACAGCGATCTCGGGGGCCTAACGCCCGCTGAGCAGCAAACAGAGCAATTCTAGCCGCATGAGCATCGCGGCCCTCATCAGATCAATGGCAGAGGCCGGCGCCCCAGCCGAGGCTATTGCGCTGGCCGTGGAAGCTGTTGAGGCCGCAGAGGGCAAGGACGCCGCTCGCCGCGAGGCCGCGCGCGACAAGAAGCGCCGTCAGCGTCTGGCCAAAGGGGACGGTCCCGGGACTGTCCCGGGACACGGCGGGGACAAATCGGGACAGCCCCTTTCCCCCGCCCTTTCCCCCCAGACCCCCCAAACCCACCCCCATACCCGGGAGAGTATATCTACGCAGGCGCGAGACGCTCGCGAGGAGCCGGCTTTCGGCAGGTTCTGGACGGCCTACCCCCGCCGAGAGGGCAAGGCCGCAGCTCGGAAAGCCTTCGCCAAGGCTTGGCGCAAACTCCCGCCGTTCGACGAGGAGCAAATCCTGATCGGTGGCCTGGAGCGGGCGAAGGCCGGGTGGGGAGACGCGCAGTTCATCCCGCACGCCGCCACCTGGCTCAACGGCGAGCGATGGAACGACGAAGCCCCCCAGGTGATCGACCTCAGCACCCGAAAAGCCCATGAACGACCTCACCACGACGCAAAATACGAGGCCCGCCAAGCCAACCTCGCCCGTGCTTTCGCCGGAGCTGACTCAGCTTCTCGACAGCGCTGGGAGCCCTGACCTGGCGGCGCGGGAAATCATCGGCTGCCCAGCGCTTCTGGACGAGGTCCGCCAAGCCCTTCCGGCCCTGCGCAACGTGGCGTTCGCCAAGGCGGGGGAGGACGGCGTCAGGGCGGTGATCGGCCGCCGGCTGGCGACCTATCCTCAACCGGCCCGCAGCGAAGGCGAGTGGGACGCCTGGTGGGCGGACTACTTCGACGTCCTGGCCGACGTGGGCCTGGCCTCGCTGGAGGCGGCGATGCGGGCCTACGTGGCGTTGCCGGACAGCGAGTTCATGCCGAAGCCGGGGAGGCTGCGGGAGTTGGCGTTTACGGCGCCCTGTCGGTCGCTGCAGCGGTTCAATCGGGCCAGCCGGGCGATCGCCTTGGCCGATGAGCGCCTGCCGGACTACACGCCGCCGAACCCGCCGGCAGATCCCGCCGCGGTCAAGCAGTGGCTTGAAGACTACCGGGCAGGCCGGACGTCGGCGAAGGACCAATCACAGCTGCCCAGCATCGCCGGAAAGCCCGACGAAACTGGCATCACGCCCCAGATGCGCGAAGTCCTGGCGAGGCGATCGTGAGCCGCAGCGAGCAGATCGGCGATGCGGTTCTCCATCTGGGCGACTGCCGGGACATCCTGCCGACGCTGCGGACTGCTGGCGCGATCATTACCGACCCGCCCTATGGGATCGGACGCGACGGCCAGAAGCGCACGACCGGAGGAAACGGCGGACGCAAGGCGCACGCCTTCAAGAATTGGGACGCGAGCCGTCCCCCCTCCGAGGTGTTTGCCGCGCTCCTCAATATGAGCGTCCCCACGATCATCTGGGGCGGAAACTACTTCGCCGACCTCCTGCCACCGACTGACAAATGGCTGGTCTGGGACAAAGGGCAGCGGATCAATCAGTCGGACGGCGAACTCGCCTGGACCAATATCGGCGGGGCGCTGCGCATCCGCGAGCTGAACCGGGTCGAGCTGCTTATCGACGGCACAGATCACCCGACACAAAAGCCCGTCCGCCTCATGGAGTGGTGCCTGTTGCAGGTGCCCGAGAAAGTGCGGACCGGCCCGATCCTTGACCCGTTCATGGGCTCGGCTAGCACCGGCGTGGCGTGTGTGCGGGCTGGCGCGAAATTCATCGGCATCGAGCGCGAGCCGACCTACTTCGACATCGCTTGCCGCCGCATCGAGGAGGCTTACCGCCAGCCCCGGCTGTTCGCTGAGCCCGAGCCTAAGCCCGTTCAGCAGTCTCTCCTGGGTGCGGCATGACCGCTCGCATCACCCACATTGCAGACCACAGCCAAGCCGCGCTCGAACACCTCCGCAAGCTCTGGATCGAGGAAACCATGACCATCCTCGATGAGGAGGAAATGGAGGACTACGCCGAGGAGGCTGCGCTCGTGGCAAGTGGCCCCACCATCACCCAGGCCGAGGGGATTTGAGATATGGGACACTGGTACGCGCTAAGCGCCTGGGATGCGTTGAAGGCGGAAGAGGCTTTGCGGGGCCTGTGTCTGGCCTATGTGCCGTGCGAGACGGTTGAGCGGAGGCGGGGCAACAAGCCGAAGGTGAAGCTCTTCCGGCCGGTGTTCGTGGGCTACCTGTTCGTCCGGTGTGAGCCCGAGGCGTTTGCGGCGATCCTGGCCTTGCCTGAGGTCCACGACTTCGTGCGCTACACCGACAACGCCGGCAACCGAGCGGCGCTCAGGCTGCACGATGACGCCCTGGTTCCGATCCTCCTGGCCGAGATGTTCGGCGCGCTCGATTATACCAAAACGCCGCCTGCGTACCAACCGCATAGTGGCGACAAGGTGAAGATAAAGAGCGGGAAGTGGTCAGGGTTCTTCGCTAGAGTACTGAGCGTGTCGAAGCGCAAGGCCATTGTCGAAACGCAGTGGTGCAAGCTTGAGGTCGAGCCCGAGCATTTGGAGGCGGCGGCGTGACGACGTTCTGGGTCTGGATACTCATCTCCTATTCCACTGGTAGCTACAACAGAGGCACGATGACCATCGTTGACAACATAGCCACCAAGGAGAGTTGCGAGCACCTTCGGGAAGCTGCGGCCTACCATCTGGCCGGCGCTAGATGCGTACAGGTCCAGAAAGTCGCTCCGAAATGATGCCGCGGCAGATTGGCACCGTCACGCGCGCCCACTTAGCGCAGATCGCCGCCGCTGGGGTTCACCCTAAAGAAGCAGTTGACCGCATTTTGGCCGAGGCGAAAGAGCGCCATCCGGAGGTTCGGAGTGTCGTTCTGCAGAGGCAGGCTGGTGGCGCCGACTTCGACATCATCGCTATCGACTAGGCTCGGCAACTTGCCGCAGGACACAACCCCTTGCGCCCAAGCTACGCTTACGGCACTATCACCAGTGTTCGCGGGGGCCATCGTGACGCTCTGCGAACCGCCGCGCTGAGGTCAGCGCCGCGCGGGACCGAGTTCCCAGATGGACAATTGCGCCCTGAGCGCACCGAACAGCCGCCCCCGAACACACGACACAGCGCCCAACGGCCCTCACATCAGGTCGGGATGCGCGGCTAACCCACGCGAGGTCACATGACCATCGTCCTCCTGATCTCCCTTACCCTGAACGCCACTATCGGAGCCATCGCCATCAGCTTCGGCCTTGAGAACAAGAAGCTCCGCAAAGCCCTAGACCAAGCCGACAACAACGACGCTCGTGACGCTAGGGGGCGGTACAGCGGTAGGCGGGCGTTCTAGGGGGCTTTCCACTCGCCTTTGAGCCGGGTCTTGAACGGCTCGGCCAACGCCTTCATGTCGGCCTTGGTGACGGGGATCACACCATCCGGCCTGTCCCGCTCCTCGGGGTGGCGATCTGCAATCTCTCGCAGCAGCCGATCCCGGCGAGCCTGCACCTTATCCTCAGTCGCCTCGATGAGCGCCCGCACCGTGTCGGCATGAGACCGATGACCAGCCTTCACCCGCGCCGCTTCAAGCAGAGCGCGGTGTTCCTCAGACAGCGTGACGACGAAGCGAGCCATGCGCTGATGATAGCGCGTGATAGCAGTTGATATCAATCGCTAGCGTCCAAACTAGACGGTGAATAGATGGCCCAAGGCAGGAAGACCGGCGGCCGGCAAAAGGGCGTTCCGAACAAGGCCACGGCAGCCAAGGCCGCTCAGGTCGAAGCCTCCGGGCTCACGCCGCTCGACTACATGCTGAGCATCCTGCGGGACGAGAACGCCGCAACGCCGGAGCGCTTCGAGGCCGCCAAGGCCGCAGCCCCATACATCCACCCGCGGCTGTCCGCGGTGGACGCCACGGTAGAGGGCGGCCTTCGGATCGAGATCATTGATAGCGACGACGATTAGGCAGCTCACAACGATTCGTCTGCCGAACGGCTGGCGGCGTCGCGAGTATCAGGAGCCGCTCTGGCGTTACCTACGCACGGGCGGGCTGCGAGCCGACGTGGCATGGCATCGCCGGGCGGGCAAGGACGACGTATCGCTGCACTGGACGGCGATCGCGGCCATGAAGCGGGTCGGCACCTACTGGCACATGTTGCCGGAGGCCAGCCAGGCCCGTAAGGCCATCTGGGACGCGATCAACCCGCACTCGGGCAAGCGACGCATTGACGAGGCCTTCCCGCGTGGGATGCGGGCGGCGACCCGCGAGACGGACATGCTGATCCGGTTCAAGAACGGGTCAACCTGGCAGGTCGTGGGCTCGGACAACTTCAACAGCCTTGTCGGCTCGCCGCCGGTTGGCGTGGTCTTCTCGGAATGGTCGCTCGCCAAGCCCGACTCTTGGACCTACCTGCGCCCGATCCTGGCCGAGAACGGCGGCTGGGCGGTGTTCATCTGGACGCCTCGCGGTCGGAACCATGCAACGCGGGCTTTCGAGGCGCGCGAGCGGGACGCGGAGTGGTTCACCCAACGCCTGCCGGCGACGCTGACCGGGGTGTTCACGCCCGAGCAGCTGGCCAAGGAGCGGGCCGAGCTGATCTCGGAATCGGGCTCCGAGGACGAGGGCGACGCCAAGTACCGGCAAGAGTACCTGGTGGACTTCGACGCCGCGGTTCCTGGCTCGTACTACGGGCCGCAGATCGCCAGGGCCAAGGAAGACGGCAGGGTCGGAGCCTTCCCCTACGACCCCTCGCTTCCGGTCAAGACGGCTTGGGACATCGGTGTCGATGACTACACGGCCATCTGGTTCCTGCAGGAGAACGGCAAGCAGGTTCGGGCCATCGACTATTTCGAGACGTCGGGCGAAGGACCGGAGACGATTGCGCCCGTCCTCCATGGCAAGCCGTACAAGTACGCGGCGCACTTCCTGCCGCACGACGTGATGGTCCGTGAATGGGGTCACGGCGCGAAGACGCGGTATCAGACGCTCCTTGAGCATGGGATCAAGCCGGTTCGGGTTGGCGCGGCCCAGCCTCCCGAGGAGCGCATCAACGCCACGCGCCGGCTTCTGCCGATCGTGTCGTTCGACGCTGAGGCCTGCGCAGTGGGCCTGGACCGGCTGCGCAACTACCGCAAGCGCTGGAATGCGAGCCTGAGCACCTACACCGGCCCGCTGCACGACGAGAACAGTCACGGGGCCGACGCCTTTGGAGAGTTCGCGGTCAACTGCGCGATCATCCCGCCGAAGCCGGCCGCCAAACAGAACAACCCGGCCGACCTGGATCGCTGGCGCCGTCGCAGTTCGAACGAGGAGGGCTCGTGGAAAACGTTGTGAAGCCCCGCTCGCATGGCTGACCGATCGAACGCCCTCATGCGCCGTCCGCCGCCGCGTCGCGCATCGAGCAACGCGCTCATGGGCTATGCCGCTCCCTCCGAAGATGACGAGTGGATGGCCTCGATGCGAGAGCAAGCCGCCATCCATGCTCCCTACGCGAAGGCAGGCCCGTACATGACCAGCCTGACGCAACCCGAGGAGTTGGCATTTCGCCAATGGTTGACGGCAAACCGAGTGCCTTTCAATCCGAACGACCCGGTAGCCGACTATGACATGCGCGGCTTCTGGCGCGCGGCGCAGCAAGGGGATCCGAGAGCGATCACGGCCCCGAACCCTAACGACGGCCTCATCCACTTCGATGACAACTGGAAGACGCCGTATCACCAGTCCTTCAGCGCCGAGAGCCAGTACGCGACCGGTCAGGCGCCCCGATGGATCGGAGGCGATCGCCTTCAACGACCTGACGGGCAGATCGTGTTCGATGAGCCCCGCGCCGTCGCGCATCGCAAGCAGATGGGCCGATGAGCGTCGCCTACGCCCGCGCGGTGGAGCCCGCGCCCCCGGCCCTCAAGCCGCCTGAACTTGAAGCCCTGCGCCGGATGTTCAAGGAGGCCACGGACCTCACCCAGAACGCCCGCAACGCCTCGCAGATCGACGACGACTATTACCACGGCATCCAACTCACCGCCGAAGAGAAGGCCGCGCTCGCCACGCGCCGCCAGCCAGACGGGATCTTCAACCGCATCCGCCCGGCCGTCGAAGGGATGCTGGGCATCCTGAAGCAGGGCGAGACCGACCCGCGCGCCTACCCGCGCAACCCCCAGGATGAGGACGCGGCCGACGTGGCGTCCAAGGTGCTGCGGTTCATCGCCGACCAGAACGACTTCGACGCGATGAAGATCGAGGGCGCCAAGAACTACTTCGTGGAGGGCACGGCAGCGGCCATTGTCGAGGTGGACGAGCAGCGCAAGGTCATTGTCGAGCCCATCCGCTGGGAGGAGTTCTTCGCTGACCCGCGCTCGCGCCGGAAGGATTTCCGAGACGCCCGCTACATGGGCATCGCCAAGTGGCGCTACTCCGACGAGATCGGGGCCGAGTATCCCGAGGCCAAGGACGACCTCGAGAACGTGATGAACGCCGGCTTGGGCGCGGTGGATGAGACGTTCCGCGACCGTCCGAGCGATGGGACCACGAGCGTCGCGTGGGTGGACGACAAGAAGCGCCGCGTAATGCAGGTGGAGCTATACCACCAAGAGGGCGGCAAGTGGTTCCGCTGCGTCTATTGGGCGGGCGGCGTGCTGGCCTACGACGCGTCGGCCTATCTGGACGAGAGGGGCCAGCCCACCAACCCGATCGAGGCGCAGTCCTGCTATATCGACCGGGAGAACAACCGGCATGGCGTGGTGCGCGACATGCGCCCGGTGCAGGACGAGATCAACAAGCGCCGCTCGAAGCTGCTGTACCTCGTCACCACCTCGCAGGTTCAGGCCAGGGACGGCGGCCTGGCGCAGTTCGAGGACGTGGATATCGTCCGCAAGGAGGCCGCCCGCCCTGACGGCGTGATCCCGCCCGGCTGGGAGAAGGTCGCGACTACGGACATGGCGCAGGGTCAGGCGTCATTGCTGGCCGAGGCCAAGGCCGAGATCGAGCGTCTAGGCCCTGCGCCGGACATCCTAGGGCGTCAGTCCGCGGATTCGTCGGGCCGGGCGCAGCTGGTGCGCCAGCAGGCCGGCATGACACAGTTCGCGGTCGTGTTCGGCGGCATCGAGGATTGGGAGAAGCGGCTCTATCGCCAGATGTGGGCGAGGGCGCGCCAGTTCTGGCAGGAACCGATGTGGGTGCGGGTGACCGATGACGAGGGCGCGCCGGAGTTCGTGGGCCTGAACATGCCGCCTGGCGCGATGGACCCTCGCACGGGCGAGCCGGTGCAGCCGAACCAGATCGCGCAACTGGACGTGGATATCATCCTCGACAGCGTGCCGGACACGGCCAATATCCAGGCCGAGGCGTTCCAGCAACTGTCCGAGCTGGCCAAGCTCTACGGACCGCAGGAAGTCCCGTTTGACGACCTGCTGTTCCTCTCGCCGATGCAGGGCAAGCGCGACCTGATGGAGCGCCGCAAGGCCCGCTCGCAGCAGAACGAGGAGGGCCAGCAGAACAACCCCGCCGCCCAGCTTCAGATGCAGGCGGCGATGGGCGAACTGCAGAAACTACAGGCCGAGGTGGACAAGCTGGCGGCCGAGGCCGATCTGACCCGCGCCAAGACCGAAAGCGAGTTGGCCCGCCCGCACATCGAGGCCGCCAAGATCATCCAGGGCGCCGATCAGCACGCCATGGGCCTTGGCCATCAGGCCTTCATGAAGGCTGCCGACCAGCAGCACGCGGGCGACATGCGCGGCATGGAGTTGCAGCACGACGCCGCCAAGACCGCCGCCACCATGGCGCAGTCGGACGATCAATTCGCCGGACAACTGAGCCACGCCGAGCGCTTGGCGCAGATGAAGGCAGAGCAGGGGCCTAGCGCAGAGGGATAGGCTTCACCGCCTCAACATTTGTCATGTCCAGGCCAAGCTTCTTGGCCGCCGCATACAGGGACGGGGGCACATAGACAGGAGAGCCAGTCTCAGCGCGAAAGCCGCGCAACATGGCCTCGGCCTCCTCCTTGGTGAACTCGCTCTCGTTCATCCGCCAAGCTTAGCAAAATACCCGCCGCCGGGGAACGGGCGATCCGTCAGCGTGGGGACGTGACCCACGATCCGCCGCCGGGAAACGGGCGTCACGAGCCGCCGTCGATACGGGCGAGGGAAGACAAGCATCATGGATCTGGACTTCTTGGAACCGCCGGAAGGCGAGCCCGAAACCACGCCTGCGGTCGAGCCTGAAGCGCCCGAGGCCCCCGCCGAACCGGGCGTTGCCCGTGACGAACGGGGACGCTTCGCCAGCCAACAGCCCCAGCCCGAACAGATCGAAGCGCCGCCGGCTTCCGAGCCCGGTCCGCCGCAGATCCCGCCCGGCTATGTGCCGGTGTCGGTCGTGCAGGAGCTGCGGCAGGAAATCCGTCAGATGCGGCAGACGCCCCCACAGGCCCCGCCGCAGGCCCCCGATAGGTACGAAGACCCGGAAGGGTACGAGGCCCATCGGGAACAGCAGTTCGAGCAACGGCTGCTGAACCAGACGCTGAACACCTCCGAGCGGTTCGCCCGCAAGGAGTACGGCGCCGAGACGGTGGACAAGGCCCGCGATTGGGCCTTGGGCAGGTTCCAGAGCGACCCGCTCTACTACCAGCGGGTCATGTCCGATGCGGACCCCTACGAGGCCGTCGTCCAGGACTGGAAGCGCGAGCAAGTGCTTTCATCCATGAAGGACGGGGACCTTGACGCTTTCCTCGCCTGGAAGTCCGGCCAAGCGCCGCCCCAGGCCCAGCCGCAATCCCCCTCCCTTGCGCCAACGCCTCCGCGGTCCCTGGCCTCCGTCCCCAACGCGGGCGGGCTGAAACCCGGCGAACAGCCGGTCGGACCGGGCGTGGCCTTCGGCGCGCTTTTCAAAGGATAAACGACAATGGCCGAAGTTGTCCTCGCGACCGCTTCCCAAAAGCAGGTTTGGACCAACAAGTACGTCATGGAGTACGTGCGTGACACGCGCTTCATGCCCTACATGTCCAATGGCGACATCAACAAGGGCGGTGTGATCATCAGCCGCTTCGAGCTTCAGCGTGAAGCCGGCAAGACCATCAACATCCCGTTCATCGGCCGGCTGAAGGGCCGCGGCGTGGCGGGTGCTGAGGTGCTCGACGGCAACGAAGAGGCGCTGACCAACTTCAACATGCCGATCAGCCTCGCCTGGCGCCGCAACGGCGTCCGCGTGCCGAAGTCAGAGTCGTTCATGACGGAAATGAACCTCCTGGACGCGGCCAAGGACGGCCTGCAGACCTGGGAGACCGAGAAGCTCCGCGACGACATCATCGAAGCCCTCGCCTCGTTCGTGTCGGACACCTCGGGCGCGACGGTGAACTTCGGGGATTCGTCCTCGACCAACCGCAACACTCACAACGCCAACAACTCCGACCGCCTGCTGTTCGGCGCCACGCGCTCGAACTACTCGGCGACCTGGGCGACGGCGATCGGCAACGTGGACACCTCGGCTGACAAGGTGACCTACGCGGCCCTGATGCTGATGAAGCGGATGGCGAAGTCGGCCGATCCGCACATCCGGCCGTTCAAGACCAACGCCAGCAAGGGTCGCGAGTACTACGTGGCCTTCATGGGCGCCCGGACCTTCCGTGACGCGGCGGCCGACGCGACGATCATCTCCTACAACAAGGACGCCCGTGCCCGCGAGAACGGCGGCATGGACGACAACCCGCTGTTCCAGGACGGCGACCTGATCGTCAACGGCGTGATCCTGCGGGAAGTCCCGGAGATCGATGACGTGCTGACCGCGGGGACCTACTCGGCGGACGCGATCGGCAACACCTCGGCGGACGTGCGCCCCGTTTTCCTCTGCGGCGCCGGCGCTGTCGGCATCGCCTGGGGCCAGGAGCCCACCCCTCGCACCGACTACGTGAAGGACTACGGCTTCCGTCCCGGCGTGGCGATCGAAGAACTGCTGGGCGTGAAGAAGATCAACTTCAACGGCAAGCAGAACGGCATCGTCACCGGCTGGTTCGCGTCAGCAGCAGACTCGTGATAGCTGAATAAAGTCAGCTATTTACGTGCCTCCAAGTTGCCCCCCTCAGGAGCGCGCTAACCGCCGTTTGGTTGATGCCGACATGATCAGCGATCCGCTGTTGGCTCCAGCCTTCCGACCTTAGGCGCTTCACAAGCGCCACGCCGGTCTCATCGAGTTTCGCCCGACCGTTCTTCACGCCCGGAACATGCGGGGGAGAGGACCAAGGGCGGTGCAGGACATGGACGGCGTGGCGTGTGTTCTCGGAGGGAGTGCAGAGTTCCAAATTCTCAAGTCGGTTGTCGGTTTTGACGCCGTTCTTGTGGTTGATCTGCAATCCTTCCGGGATTGGTCCGTTGAACGTCTCCCAAACAAGCCGGTGTGCGGCGTAGGTCTTCTTCACCTTGTCAACTGACAGAGTGTAGTTGGCGTAACCGACCCGGCGACCAGGACGTAGGGGGCGCTCCGAGGGATTTCCGTACTTGGTGATGATGCGGCGGCAACCGCCTGCATCTGACGCTTCATAGTAACCTTCCCAACCAACCACTGCGGCCCAGCGCTCGGACATTGCACAAACCTCGTTTGCCAAGGCCCGATTATTAGCACGCGCCGCCCCTTCATCAAAGGAACATCACCATGGCTTCTCTCAAGGCTGCTCGCAGTCTCGCCAAGTTCCCTGTCGGCGGTTCGGCCGGCGGGGCTGTGCTTCACGTCGCGTGGGGCCTCTACAACTTCGCCGCGGCCGCCTCCGGGGCCGACACCGTCGATCTGGTCCGGCTTCCGGCCGGCGCGCTGGTCGTTGGCGGCTGGTTTCGCGGCGAAGACATCGACACCGGCACCGAGGCGCTGGACATCGACATCGGCTGGACCGCCAACGGCGGAACGGGCGTCGGCGCCACGGCGGACCCGGACGGGCTCGGCAACTTCGGCACGATCGACGGCGATGTCGTCGGCCAGATCAAGCCGGAAGCGTCGATCCTGTACCCGCTGAACGGCACGCTGAAGTCGGGGCCGATCTATTTCGACGCGCCGACGTTGATCCAGGCCGTCGTCAACACGGCGGCCAACGCTGGCGGCACGGGCAAGATCTGGGTGGCGGTCGAGTACCTCTTCCAAGACCCGAACACCAGCGCCCAGACCTAAGGAGCGGACATGACCACGTTCACCTACACCCCGACTGATCCTCGGGACGCCTACGAGCCGACCGAGGCGTTCGGCATCACCTTCCCCCCGGGCGAGGCGGTGACCATCAAGTCGGCCGACCTGAAGGGCAACCTGAAGGTCGCCGACGTCGAGGCGAAGCTTGCGGGCAATCCGCAATTCACCAAGGCGGGTGAAGACGCCGACGCCGTGAAGACGGCCAAGCGCCGCGCCAAGGAGGCCGCTGACGCCGAAGCGCTGCGTGAGGAGGCTGCTGAAGCCACCGCGGCTGCCGCAGCCGCCGGCCCGGTCTAGGCCGCTGGAGCGGCGGGCCGCCAGCGTAACGGCGGTCCGCCGGCTCCCTGACGGGTGGAGGTGACATGGCGACGTGTCGGCAGATCGTGACCACGGCGCTGCGCAAGCTGCGCGTGGTAGGCGAGGGCAACCCCGCACCCGTGGCCTATGACGCACAGTCAGGGCTCGAGATCCTCAAGGGCTGGTACCTCTCGGCCGTGAATGGCGGGCTGTTCGGGCGGATGACGGAGGTCGTCGCCACGAGCGACTACACCGCCAAGGAGTTCGAGCGCATCCGCAAGGATGACGTGCTGACGGTAACGCTGCCGACGACGGTCACCGACACCATTTCGGGCCTGACGCGCGCGCCTATCGACCTGGCTGCGGTCGTGGTCACCGAGGACGGCGAAGACGCGATCCACAACCTCTACGATGCCGCCCTGGGCTCCTGGGTGGTTCTGGATGACCTGACGCTTGATTCCGTCGCGCCGCTGTCCACGCGCGGGCCTGACGAACTGGCGTGTCATCTGGCGATGCTCATGGCCGACGAGTTCGGGGGCACTGTCGGGCAGGTCACGTTGTCTCGGGCGGGCCGCTTCATCATCCAGATCTCGTACCGCAACGCCTCGCCGCGCCGCGCGGTCGATCACGAGTTCTATTGAGGGGATAGCTGATGGGTCTTTTCGGCGCGATCGGCGATTCAATCGGCTCCTTCCTGGGTCACAAGGCCCAGAAGAAGCAGACGAAGAACATCCTGCTTGACTACAACGGGGCCGAGACAGGGGCGCTGAACGCGTTCAGCGGCGCCCGTGACGCGTCCATCGCAGGCTACACCGGCGCGCGGGATGCCACGCTGGGCTACTACCAGCCCTATCAGCAGACGGGCGTCAATGCGCTGAACCGGGCCAACGACATGCAGTCGGGCGGCTTCCAGTACAGTCCGACCGATCCGTCCTACGCCTGGAGGCTGGGCCAGGGCGTGGACGCCATCGACAGGTCCGCCGCAGCGCGTGGACAGATCCTCTCTGGCGGTAACCTGAAGGCCCTGACCCGCTATGGCCAGGGGCTGGCCTCGACGGAGTTCGCGAACGACTTCGCGCGCAACAACCAGCTTGCCCAGCTCGGCCTGTCGGGCACGAACGGCGCTGCGCAAGCTCAACAGAACTATGCCACGGGCCTCGCCAACACCCAGAGCGGCTATGCCACAGGCACGGCCAATACCCTTTTCGGCGCGGCCGATGGGCGGACGGGCGCTCGCTATAACCGCGGTAATGCCATCGCGGCTCAGTACGGAGACGTCTTCAGCGCTGGGGGTGACAACGCCTCTCAAGCGCTGCTGGCGTTCTTCGGGGGCTAGCCATGGCCGGCCTGGACCTCGACGCCTACTGGAACGCCCACAACGCGGGGACGGCGAACGCCAACCGCCAGTTCACGAACGCCCTGAATGTGGGCGCCGGCCGCATGATCGCCGATGGCGACACGCCAAGCGCGGTCAACATGCTGAACCGCTTCGGGCGGGTGGACGATGCCGCCAAGCTCGGCGACGAGGACCGCAAGCGGAAGGCCGAGTCCGCCATCTGGCTCGCTCGTGGCATCCGTGCTGCTGCGGCGGCGGGCCACGATCCCGGTCAGGCGTTCGACGTCGCGGTACAGGCTGCTCCGACGCTAGGCTATGACGCCGAGGCGCTCAAAAGGCTGCGGCCCGCGTTCGATCAGGGCGGCCCCGCTTTCCTTGATGCACTCGACGCCAAGGCCAAGGAAGAACTGCAGATTGTCGAAGGGCCTAACGGGATCTATGCCGTGGGCAAGCAGACCGGCAACAGCCGCATGGTGCAGCCCTATCCAGCGCCCGCCTACAAGCCCGAGTGGAAGGAGCGCAAGCGCGCTGACGGCTCAACCGAGTACTTCGACATCAACGGCGGCCCGCCCCAGACCGACCTCCAAGGCACGCCCGCGTTCAATCCCGCGCCGTCCGGCAACCTTGGCCCGCGCAACCAGCGCAACGCCAACCCTGGCAATATCGAGGATGGGCCGTTTGCCCGGAGCCTGCCGGGCTACGCAGGCTCGGACGGGCGCTACGCCAAGTTCAACAACCCCGACGCCGGCCGCAACGCTCAGGTCGCCCTGCTCGACAGCTACGGCAAGCGCGGACTGAACACGGTCGCGGGGATCATCAACCGATGGGCGCCGCCGAGCGAGAACGACACGGCCGGCTACGCTGCCTTTGTGGCGAAGCGGCTGGGCGTCTCGCCAGACCAGCCCCTGAACATGGCTGACCCTCGCGTGAAAGCCGCGCTGGCCGATGCCATCACCACGTTCGAGGGCGGCAAGGGCGGCGGACAGCAAGTCGCCCAGACGCCATCGCGGCCCGGTGTGGTGCAGGGGGACGCGCCGCAGGGGCCAGAGTGGGCGCCGGACGGCAAGGGCCTGCTGATCAACCGCAACGGGGACCGCAAGCCCGATCCGGCCTTCGCTGGCACCCCTGAGGCCGGAAAGGTCACCGAAGGCGAGCGGACGGCCGGCTTCCTTTCGATGCGCTTGGCGGACTCGCTGAAGAACCTGACCGCCATCAGTGCGCGCGACCCTGCGGCTCGCCGCCCGGGAACGATGGAGACCCTCGCGAAGAGCCTACCCTACGTGGGGAGCGAGGGCGCGGCGAACGTGGTCCGCAGCGCGGATCGCCAAGAGGTCGTCACCAACCAACTCGACATTCTCGACGCCGCGCTGACGCTGGGCACTGGCGCGGCCTACACCAAGGAGCAGCTGAACAACTACCGGGACACCTACTTCCCTCGGTACACCGACAAGCCTGAGCAAATCCAGGCGAAGGGCAAGAAGCTGGTGTCGCTCCTGCGTGCGGCCCAGATCAAGGCCGGTCGATCGGCCCCGCCAGCGCTTCAGGAAGCCATTGACGTCGCAGAGGCCCAAATGGCCGGCGCCAAGACGGCCACCCAACCGGCCGCGCGCGCGCCCGCGTCCGCCCCCGCCGCTGCCGGGCTCCCGGCCCAAGCCCGCGCGCAGATCAAGGCGGACCACATCACAACCTTCGCCAACGGTCAGCGGTGGACCCTACGCAACGGTCAGCCGGTGCAGGTGAAGTAGATGGCTGACCCTTGGGCCGTTCAATCCGTCGAGCCTGTACGCAAGGGCGCCGACCCGTGGGCGGTAGCATCTGTCCAGCCGGTGAAGGCGACGCCACAGTCGCGCGCCCGCGCCGACGCAGAGCGCCGCGCCGCCAACACGCCCGGCCTGGTGCGGTCGATCAACAACGGCTTCCTGTTCAACGCAATGGGCAGCATCGACGCGACCGGCGCCGCGGCGGAAACCGGCGTCCACAACGCGCTTGCGCGCGCCACCGGCCAGCCCGACAGCGGCTATGGGATGCGAGAGGCCTATGAGGCCGTGCGCCAAGCCGAGGGTCAGGCCGCCCAACGGTTCGCGCGCGAGCATCCCGTTCAGAACCTCGCTGGCAACGTCGTTGGGGCCGTCGCCAATCCCGTGAACAAGCTCGGCGCGCGGTACGTCGCCGGCGCTCCGAACCTGTTGGCCGCTACAGGCCGTGCTGCGGGCTCCGGGACGGCAATCGGCGCGCTCTACGGCGCGGGCGGTACCCAGCCGGGCCAGAACACGCTTCAGCAGGCCGGGGAGGGCGCTTTCGTGGGCGGCCTGACCGGCGGCGCGTCGCCCGTCGCGGGCAAGGTGGCAGGCCGTGCTGCCGGCGCTGTGGCGCGCGTGGTGAAGCCTTCCCCGAAGGTGGACGCCAACGCCGTCGCCGAGAGCCTCCGCGCGGCCAAGACGGCGGCGTACAAGGCCGTGGACGACATGGGCATCGCCTACAAGCCGGAAGCCGCCCAGACCCTCGCCGAAGGGATCAAGGACGAGCTTACCGCGGCAAACGTGAGCGCCACGCGCCACCCCAAGGCCTACTCGATGATGCAGGACATTCAGACCCGCCTGTCTTCTGGCAAGCCCGTCAGCATGGCCGAACTCGACCAACTGCGCCAGGAAGTCCGCCGCGACGTGGCGTCGCCGAAGCACGGAGAGGCAGAAGCCTTCTTCGGCGACAAGATCATTCACAACATCGACGAGTTCATCGACGCCGCGAAGCCCGAGCAGATGGCGAATGGCGATGGCCCTGCGGCTGCGGCTGCGATCCGCAAGGCCCGCGACCTGAACAGTCGGTACCGCAAGATCGACACTATAGCCAAGACCACGGAAAGCGCGGATCTGAAGGCTGCGGCCTCTGGCTCGGGCGGCAACATCAACAACGCCACGCGGGGCAACCTGCGCCCGTTCATCGACCCCACGAGCGGCAAGCGCATCCGCAACCTGACCCCGGACGAGGCTGCGCTGATGCGGCAGACCGTGAAGGGAACGCCAGTCCAGAACGGCTTGCGCCAAGTCGGTAAGTTGTCCCCCGAGGGCAACGGGCTGATGATGACGGCGAACGTCCTGGGCGGGCTCGCCTCGCATGGCGCCACCGTTCCGATCGGCGTGGCCGGCTTCATCGCCAAGCACATCTCCGATCGCCAGACGCAGGCCAACGTCGGCCGGCTCATCACGCTGATGGCGAATGGCGGCGAGGCCGCAGGGCCGGCGCAAGCCGAGTTCACGACCTTGGCGCAGCGCAATCCGCAGGTGGCTGCGCTCTATCGCGAGCTGATGGCGGCCCTGTCCAGCACCGCGCCGAGCGTTGCCGTCTCAGTGAAAAATCAGGCGAGCCAGGGCGCGAGCCAGTAACCACACGCCGGTCGTGAGCGACACCCACACCACGACGTAGACGACGCGGGGCAGGAACCCCCACTCAGACCACCCCTCGGGCCTGAGGTCGCGAAGCCATTCCCAAAGCATCCCCCAGCTTTACCACACCACGGAGCAACCCGCATGGCTGTTCTATGCCTCGACCCGCTCCAACAGTACCTCGATGATGCGGGCGATCCCCTGAACGGGGGCTTCCTCTACACCTACGACGCCATCACCGGCGATCCGCGAGCGGTCTATACCGAGACGACGGGCGTTACCCCGCACGAAAACCCGATCGAACTGGACAGCAACGGGCGGCCTCCGTCGCCGATCTTCTACACCCAAGGCGCAGGCTACAACCTCGTGCTGAAGACGGCCGAAGGCGTCACCATCCAGTCGAACATCAGTTTCGAGGTTCCCGAGTTCTCTGGCGATCCGGCTAGCGGCTACCTCGACGTGGTGTTCTTCAAGGGCGGCACGCCGAGCGCCGGAGAGCTGATCTACGCCGAAGTCCTGGCCCATGACGTCACCTTCGCCGCCAACTTCGCGGGCTCCTACGGCCTGAGCCCCACGCTCCCGCCCGATGCGGAGTGGGTCGTGACCATCAAGCTCAACGGCTCGACCATCGGCACGGCCACCTGTTCCACGCTCGGGACCTGGACGTTCGCCACGAGCGGCGCAGCTGTGGTCAACGCGCTCACCGGCGACGAGATCAAGTACGTCTCTGCGGCCGGCGTCACGACCATCGAAGACGTCGGCCTGACGACCGTGGGCACGCTCGCCTGATGCCTACCATCCTCGTCTACGACGACGACGTGGTGAACGCCGTCCAGCCGGAAGTTTCGGCGGTCAAGATCGGGGTGGCGACCTCCAATCTCGTTGACGCCAACCTCAGCCAGTACACCTCGACGGCGGCTCCGCTTCACTCCTGCTGCGACGTCAACGGCCTGACGCTTTGGACATTGGACGATGGCGACATTGAGCAACTGTTCCTCGACGCGGGCTCCGACACGCCCACCAGCTTTCAGGAATGCTCCGTCTGGTTGAACCAGGCCGGCGACAAGGTGATCTTCTACATGATCGGGACGTTCAGTTCCGACCGCTACCTCTACCTCGGCGTGGCCGATATCAGCGCGGTTGGAGCCGTCGCCGCGCCAGTGCTCATCGACTATGTCCGGATGCTCCTGCCGGGCATCAACCTCTATGAGGCGGTCGGGCTCTGGGAATACCGCTCGGGGGCCACGCCCGGTTCCATCCTCATCATGACGCGCGACTTCACCGGCGACAAGATCCGCTGGCACGTCTGCCCGCCTGTCGCGGCCATCGAGGCGGGGACCTACAAGGGCGCGCATCCCTTCGTCACTGTTGGGGTTCTGAGTCCAGACCAGGGACCGGGCATCAGCGGCAGTTGGACAAGCTCCACGGCCCTGCACATCGGCCGCATGGCGGGTTTTCAGGATGGGACCGTACGCGACAACCCCATCGGCTTCTGCGTGAACAACACCTTCTACTTCCTCGTGCCGCGGGGCTGGATGGAGGACGGCACGAACGGCTTTTCGATCGATTGGGGCGCCACACGGCCTAACGGCGGCCTGTTCCAGGTGGATATCGGCGTCGGAGGCATCGAGTACGGGGACTATCACTTCGGCTTCGAAGAGGTGCTGGCCAGCCTCTCGACGTCGGATGACGCGGTGGACGTCTCGGAGACGCTGTTCACGCCGGGCCTGCCCTGGACCGAGGAATATTCCCGCCTGTTCGATGGGGCCGACGATGATGGCTTCCTGACCAGCTACTGCGGGCGACCGGCGATCTTCTATGCCTTGGATGGAAACCCCGTGCTGCTGTTCGGGATCATCGACGGCAACGCCACCTATGCCGATGACGTGGGGGAGGGCGACCGGATCTTCTACGCCAAGGTTCGGGGCTACAAGTGGACCGGCTCAGCCTTCGCGCAGTTCGATGACGCGGAGGGGATCATCCTGCGTCAGGGCGACCTCGGGTACTCAAGCTACAATTTCAGCGCCCCGGCCAGCCAGTACATCTACCAGTTCGACGGCGACATCTACTTCCAGATTTGCCAGCCGGGCAGCACGTCCACCTCCCGCTCTGTCCTGACCCGCTTCGGCCGGTTCGAAGAGACGCCCACGCGCACCCCCACGGCCTATGGCCGCCATCGCTACGTCCCCCGCGTCTAGGGAAACCGTCATGCCTTCAAAGCGCGTGCCGTTCCCTCTCGTCGGGGGGAGCGACCGGATCCTGCCTGGCTCGTCCGGCCGGGTCGTCAACCTGTATCCCGAACAGATGGGGCCGAACGCCAAGGCGCCGTTCGTGCTGAAGCACGTCCCCGGCTCGTTTCGCTGGGCCAACGTGGCGGACGGTTTCTTCAAGGTCGGCGGGGTCACGATCACGCTGGAC